TATCAATACCTTTTCTATACCCTCACTTATAATCTTAGGATTAAAGACTGCAATGATTTGTTTTGTTTCAACATGATTATACATTACGAAAGCTCTTTCTAGTATACCACATTGATTTGCAGAAAGTCCAATACCCTCATAATGTTTCATAGTTTCAATAAGATTGTCTTTTAGTTCTTGTCTATTTAGTTCTGAATTACAATCCTCTAGTTTTACCTTTAATATTGAACTGTCTGATTCTAATAATTTAAATGTTGCCATGTTCTGTTACCTTTCTCATTCCATAAACTCCGATAATGGTGAAGTTACTTTAATTCTTGCCTCTGCAATATCAAAGTATTCTTTTTCTTTTTCTATACCTATGAATTCAAATCCTTCGTCCTTTGCAGCACAACCAGTAGAACCACTTCCCATAAATGGGTCAAGTACAGTACCACCCTTTGGTGTAACCATTCTGCATAGGTACTTCATTAGTTCTTGTGGTTTTACAGTTGGGTGTGTATTTACTCTCATTGAAACTTTGTTATGTTTAGTTCCATCACCACCACCTACAAAATCTTTATTTCCTCTTTTTAACTCAGCCTTTGCTTGGTTTCCCCATGCCATAGGTTTTGCTTCAAAAGAATCTAATCCTTTATTTTTCTCTGCCTTTGATGTTTTTGGACAATAGAAAAACTTTGCCCATTCTTCTTCTAATCCGTTGTGCATTACATTTGCTGGAAATCTACCTCTTGGGTCTGCGTCTGCAAATTGAGAACCCTCTGCTTTCATACCAGAGTTGCCATCTGTCCATACTCCGTCCTCACTTCTTGTTTTTCTATTAGTGATTTTTCTTTCTGTATTACTATCACCTTCAATCCTACAACCATCTATATTAAGGCCACCAGTTCCATACTTTTCTTTATTCTGTTTATTTGTACCTTCAATTAATTTTCTAGCCATAACAATAGGTTCGTGTGCTGGTTTTAATGCAGTACCCCAACCATCTCCTATATTCAAACTCTTTGGAAATCCACTTCCATATAACCACATCATCTGGTCACGAATCTCAAATCCAGCATCTTCTATTGCAACTGCCATTCTATGATAATTTCTTGATGCTGAAAATGCAAGTATGTGTCCACCAGGCTTCAGTAGTTTCAATGCAAGTTCCCAAGTTTCTGGTCGAAATGCAATATCTCCACCGTCCCATTCTTTACCCATAAAACCAGTAGCTGCTCTTTTAAATGCACCATCTGTTCCATACTGTGCTGGTGCAGAACCTTCTTTACCAAATCGTTTTACTATTGATGCTAGATGATAGGGTGGGTCAGTAACAACAGAGTCTACTTGGACTCCATCATCTATAAGTTTCTGCATCTGTTCAATGCAATCTCCGTTAAGTAGCAACATGACTAAAATTTTTCACTTTCTCAAATTTAACAACACTTCTGAATTTATCATATAGTGTATCACCTTTATGGCTGATTACAAATACATTCTCTTTTGCGAGAGTATTTAAAATCTTTAGGAACTCATCTGTACCAGTTCCATCTAATGAACTATCGAATATCTCATCTAACACTAGAAGGTTTGTATTGGTAGAGTTCTTCATCTTTGCAATGGCTCTCCAAGTAAATAATAATGCAAGGTCTATTCGCATTTTTTCACCCTCACTAAATGACGCATAAGTAAATTCATCTCTGAACCTAGACTTAATAGTTTCATTAAAGTTTTCGTCTAATGTAAAGTTAACATAAAATTCCATAGATGTCAAGTAAGTATTGATAAGTTTATTCATAATAGGTAAATACTGTTTGATTATCTTTGTCTTAATACCAGTATCTTGTAACATAGCTCTTGATGCTTCTGCATAAACTTTGTCTTCTTTTAGTTTTACTCTTTGTTTTACAATAGTTCTAGAACTCTCTTTCAATCCTTCAAGTTTCTCAAGGTCTGCATCACTCACATCACTAGCATTCATAATATTAACTTCTGTATCAAGTTTAACATTAAACTTTTCAATCTCACCTATAGAACTACCTAGTGTTGCAATCTTTACTTCATTACTTCGTATTGTACTTGTAGTATTTGTAATCTCAGTAAATCTACTATTCGTGTTATTCAATTCATCTTGTAACTTATGCAAGCCTGTTTGTAATTCTTTTGCAGTAGTTGTCTTTGTAGATAACATTTCTTCTTTGAATACTTCATTGATGTGTTGTTCACATGTTGGGCAGTCATCATTGTTCTCAAAGAATGTAACCATACCAGAATGATGTTTATGTTTCTCAACTAAAGTAGAACGAATGTCTTTTAACTTAGCAAGCTTATCTTTGATGTTTGTCTTATCATCTATGCTATCTAACATATCAGCATTAGATTTTATTAGAGCTTCTTTATCTTTTGTTTTTGTTTCTACTTCTACTATATTGTTTTTAATCTGTAAGGTTTTCTCTCTCACAATTTTGTTCTTGTTTTTCTTTACATCATCAATATAGTTTTCTTGTAAGCCTATTTTCTCTGAAGTTAATTGAACTTGATATTCAATATCTTTAATCTCATCTTCAATAGTTTTAAGATTTTGTTTGAGTAACATATTCATAAGTGAAAAGATTTGTATATCTAATATCTCCTCAACTACTTCTCTCCTATGTCTTGCTTTCAATTGCATGAATGGAATGAATGTAGAACTACCCAGTATCACAACTTGTGTAAAACTACGATAGTTTAATTTAAGGATATTTTGTTCTAGATACTTCTGGTAATCTCTAGCGTTTGCATCTTGATTAACCATCTTACCATTACAATAGATTTCAAACTTATTAGGCTTGATACCTCTCATAATTTTATATTCTCTCGTACCAACATTGAATTCTATCTCAACTTCGGTTTCACGATTGTTAATAGAATTAACTAACTGAGATTTGTTGACAGTCCTGAATGGTTTACCAAATAGCACAAAACACATAGCATCAAGAATGGTAGATTTACCAGAGCCATTCTCACCTATGATTAAGGTTGTCGGTTGTCTATTCAATTGTATTTCGGTAAAGTTATTACCAGTTGAAAGAAAGTTCTTCCACTTCACAGATTTAAATATTATCAAATTTCTAAGTCCTGTGCCTCCGTATAAAGAGACTTCATTGTATTTTTCAATCGATTCTTATCAAGGGTTACATCAAGTTCATCAACATATTTATTCAGTATAGTTAAAGTGTCTTCTGAGTTATTAACAATATCGTCTGATACTGTACTTGCATCTAAGTCAGAAAAGTCCTCAATGATTTTTACTTCATAAGTATCAATCTTCAAAAGTTTATCTACAAACGCATCAAATCCATATAGGTCTTTTTTATTTACCACTATGAGCTTAATGTATTTGTTGCTATATTTTTCTACGTCAACAGTAGAATAATCTGTTTTAGTATCGTCATAATATATCTTGTCAAAAATAGTTAATGGATTTACTATTCTTTCAAGTTCCCTTGTTTCTGTATCAAATATATGAAATCCTTTAGGGTCATCATAATCATTCCAATACAATTCATAAGGTGTTCCAAGATAATATATTTGGCCATCATCATTCTTGTGGTGAAAGTGTCCACTCATTACAGTATCAAACTTTTTAAACTCACTTTTATCCATACCATTTTCTGCAACTATTTGTCCTTTGTTCATTGCAAATCCATTGATATCTAAATGACCCATACATATTTCAGCTTTAGTTTCATCAATCATACCCATTGCATAGAGGTAGTTCTGACTATTAATCCAAGGCATGAATAGTATAGGAAGTCCATCAAAGGTTACTTCTGTAGCTTCTGAATATAATTTTATAGTTTTGTGTCTACCATCAACCAATTCTTGTAGAGAGTTTACATCATTTGTATTCTTAAAGAATATATCGTGATTACCAACTAACATATGTAAGTTAATTTCTAGTAATGAAAATGGTAAAAGAAATCTTTCACGAAAGTCTTTTGCAGTACGATAGGATACAAACTTGCGTCTATCCATTACATCACCTAGATGTATTACATTTTTGATATTATTTTGTTGTAGATAAGGAAAGAAGTGACCTTCATAAAAATCATAAAAGTAATCATTAAAATTTACATTATCATTTCTAGCACCAAAATGTGTATCGGTAATTATCGCAATTTTCAATCTGTAGACTCCATAAACATTTCTAAACCTTTTTTAGGTTTCTCTTTAACTTTCTTTTTAGGATTATACACAGCTTCATCTGGCACCATTATATTGGGGTCAAATCCACCTACTGAATAATTTCTATCATCACCTTCCATAACAACGAAAGCTTGAAAGTCTGCCTTACTTATAATTCTATGTTTAACGTGTGTTTGTTTTTTTTCTCTTTGAATTCTTCTTATGAAGGCATAGTAGATAATTTGTGTAAAATATGCGAAGGGATTATTAGATTTCTCTGGATTAAAATTATGCATATACTGTAAGCAGTTTTCTATTCCATCTGAAATCATATCTTCTTTATAGGTATAGTTAATAAAGTTAGGTCTGTATGATAGACCTCTTGCAATCTTTAAAAAACATTCTCCTACATAATTTGTAATTCTTGGTCGGTCTTCACTAGTTTCTTCTGATTCCTTACACTTATCTTTCCATTCCTGCATAGCTTCTAAAAACTTTTTGTTGTCCACATAATGAACACTTTTCTTTTTTATTGCTCTTGCCATATTTAATTTCTCCATTAATATAAGTCTTTATCATACCAGATAACATAGGATTTGTCAAGGAAATAATATGTTTAATTTATCTATTGACAAGATTGTAAAATAGTGTATAATCATTTATGTAGTTCTTTGAGAAAGATAATTAATGTATTGTCTTCTTAGAGTTCATTAAGTCTAATAATATATTTTCTTTTTCCTCTTCATTAATGATATCTTCTTGTGGAACATCATCTTCTATTATTACTTTTTTCTTTTCGGCGTCTAAGATTTGCTTTAGTTCTAAAGCTTCTTGAAACTCGTTTTCACTTATTTCTGTTGGATTGAATTTTTCAGTAGTCATCATACCATCTAAAGTTCGTAAAACATATTGATAGTATCGTGTAAGACCAACAGAGGCTTCTGCCATTAGTATAACATTACTCTTTTGTACATGAAACTCTTCTTGGTCTGAAAATGGTTGTATCCATCTGGTAAGGGCAAGTGATTCGGAAACACCCTTCTTTGTTATTCTATTAATAGTATCCATTTTAAGAGGTGATGTTATTTTAAATGTACTTTCTTTTGTTTCCACAAGATTACATATTACATCTTCACCATTAGCTAATTTTAATACTTGAAAATTACTCATAGGTTTACCCTATCTCTTATACTTGCTATTAAAACAAACCAATAAAAACGTACTCTTCCTAATACACTTTTATAGCTTGAAAGTTCCTCATACTTATTTAAACCACATTCACTTTTAATAAATTTATTCATTCTTTTGAATTTTAAATATTGAAATTTATTCATTATATGTTTACCTTGTCTATTTTGTAATTAAACTCTTCTTGGTTATATATATTTAGTCTTGCATGAAAATGTCTTAATGTAAAGTTTTGATGTCCCTTTACGGATAAGTCGTCTGACAAATCAAACAATCGAATGGAATCTTTAGTATCACTCCTACGAAGTCCTCTGCCAATACTTTGAAGAACTCGTATTCGGCTCTTTGAGGGTGATGCGAACACGACATTATGGATATTACGAATATTGATACCAGTACTAAACGTACCGTATGATGCAATGATGATAGCATCTTTTTCATTTTCTGTAATACTCCTAATCTCTTCTCTTGTTTTTGTATCTGTACCACCGTGTACAAAGAATACTTTTCTATCAAAATCTTTCATCATCTCATAAAGAACAGCTCCATGTTTTTCTACTAATTGAAAAAGACAAAGTGTGTTACTTTTTAGATTGTTACACAAAGTAGTAATAAAATTATTCCTAGCGTTGCATAAAACCAGATAATTGATTTCATCTGCATAATTTAATCCTTTTACATTTTTACTTTCTTGTTCAGAATGTTTTAACACAATACATTCTATATTTAATTCTGCAAGATAATTACTTTCCATAAGTTTCTTTGTTGTTGTTACTCTTTCAACAGTACCAAATAAACCTTCTAGAACTAATCTATGTGTCTGTGTTCCATCTAATGTACCTGTCAGCCCAAATCTATATTTACACAGGTGTAGTTTTGTCATAATACCTGTAAGAGATTTAGCCTTAAACATATGAGCCTCATCACCAATCACGCACCCAAATTGTTCAAAGTATTTCTTAGGCATCTTATAGATAGATTGCCATGTAGATATTACAACGTCTTTCGTAACCTTTGTTGTATATCCTTGATAGACCTTTTGACAATGCATATCAGAACTCCAACCATAATCCTCAAAGTCTGAATACATTTGTTCGACAAGTGATGTGGTTGGTACAAGTATTAAAGTTCTTAGTTTCATCATTTGATAATAACGAATTAAAGCATAGATGATTAACGATTTACCTGAAGCAGTAGGAGCAACAAGAAGACCCCTATTTGACTTAATAGCATACTCGATAGCATCAAGTTGGTAATCACGGACTTTAAGTGATTTACCTTTAGTTTTTGGTTTAAGAGCTCTGACGAATCCCTTAACAGTTGATTTGGATATTTCTCTAACATCTTCTAATTCCTTATCTATTATATATTCAATATCATTTTTATAACAGAAATCTTTAATATATGGTAACAACCCTACATAAATCTTTCCTGTTGCTGGTGAAAATAGTCGTATCTTACCATCCCATATCTTATTACGATACGCAGGCATAAACTTATAGCCAGGAACATCAAAGGTAAAATAGTCTGAGAGTTCCCTCTCTATACCAGAATCCGTTTCAATCTTTAAATAGACTTCGTTTATTTTAGATATTTGCATTTTGTAATGTGTTTTCTTCACCATACTCACCTCTAAGTATTACATTAAAAGATATACTGATTCTTTTATTAGGTGTAGGTGGCACCCAATGCATTAACCATGCTGGAAACATATACATAGTATCTTTATTAGAATTAAATCTTAATACTCCACCATTATTCATATTTGCTTTTTTTCTTTTTGGTGTTAATTGATTTGCTTGTGGTCTAGGGTCAATGAAGTGTATACGTGATGTATTTATATTTTCACAAGGATACCAAACACCAGAAAATAAATTATTAGAATGTGTGTGTGGTGGGTGAGATGCATTTGGTTCAGACACGTTTATCCACATACTTGTAATATCTATTTTTCTATAATCATATGCATACGTTTCACACATTTCTACTGTTAGAGAATATATATGGTTTATAAAAGGTTTGAATACACCAATATTTTGTAGATTATTATTTATTGATTGATAAAGGTCTCCATGCTTGTTATATTCTACTTTATCAACATAATCTAATATTTCATCATTTGCAACAAATTTACTTTCAAATATTTTTGTAGGGAATAAATCCCATTTTTTTACATCACCCATGTTATTGTACTATACCTTGTTCCACTTTCTACCTCTAGTACTTCGTGTGGAAACATAAAGTTTGAAGGAAACATAATAGCATCACCCTTTTTAGTATTATAATTATTATCCCCAATTATCAAATCACCACCTTTATAATCATCATTTAAGAATAATAAGATTGATGCTTGTGGGTGTCCGTATTGTTGTCCATGAGAGTGGTGGATATTGTCAATATGTCTAGACATAAATCCGCCTGGGCCGTATTTGTTTAATCTAAAATCAGTATGTCTTTCACATTTGAAATCTTTGTGTTCCTCTTGATAGTTCTTTATAGTTTCTGCATAACACAATTTGATTTCTTCATAGTATTTATCGGTAGATTTAATCCAGCAATCCATCATAGATACCCTCTTAGAACTCCTTGCAGACGTACCAGTAGATGTAGCGTACATAGATGGTGCAAATGTATACGATTTTTGAGAATAAGCTGTTATACTATCACATAATTTACTGTCAACGATATTTTTGTAGTGTCCAATATACTCAGAGTAACTTTTCATTATACCATTCCAGCTTCAAATTGTTTCCATTTAATCGCATGAGATATATCCCAACCACGATTGTCAATAGATTTGATAACACCATCAATATACTTGACAACTGTCTGTAAATATGATATCTTATTTTCTGCGTTTATAATATCATCATCTGATTCGATATAAACACTTAAATCTGTTTTGAGAACTTTGAGATCAAAAGGTTTGGTGACATATATTTTTGCATCAGCCTTACCACCATAGTATTCCCACTTATCACGATACAGTCGTTTGTAATCACCCTTTGCTCTATACAAAAGCAATTCAAACTTTGATTTGTGATTAAGATATTTTGCTTTGATTTCTTGATTTTTAAGAGATTCGGTATCAAGGTGTTCATCATTTACTTTTAAGTCGTGTGCAGCTTGTGCTTGCAATTCATCTAGTGTCATATTCACTCCATTATATAGAACTATTTATAGTGTTATTATTTCGTACAATTTGTATTTGAATGTTGCTGTTGCAGATATATACTCCACATCTGTTGCATTTTGATTAAAGTCTAATCCAGTAAGTGCAGTTGGAAATATATCAGCATAACGAACTTCTACTATAGGATTGTTTTTATTAGATAGTATTGTAAGAGTTGCGTCTGAAAACATTCCTTTCATAGCTGTAGATGCACCTACAACACCAATGTCTTTATTAGAACCTCTTGTATCAGTAGGTGCATTTGATGTAACACTTCTAAAGGTACTAAACTGTTCTCTATTTTTGGGAAATCCAAAAGCAAGCAACCACTCATGTAAAGAAGTATAGTTTTCTAGATACTCATCACATATAAAAGTTACTTCTAAATCACCATAATCAAGTTTATTGCCAGGCATTGGTATATCTTTGAATGGTGTATTTTGAACTGCCTCTGACAAAGTGATGCCAGGTAAGTTTGTAGCCGTAGTAAAGAACTCAACCTTTGGAAGTTGATTAAGCATAAACCTAAACTGTGTTGGACTTGCATAGTCTAACTTTGTTGGTTGTCTTGATACTGGTGATTGAGATGTTGTCATACTACTATTTATACAAAAAAAAAGAGGGGTCGCAAGACCCCTCTCTAATTTATTCGTTGTAATCTTATGATTACATAAGGTTAGCGACTTTAACACGTCTGTAGTACTTGTTAGTATTTCCAGTAAATGTTATTGAACCGTCTGAACCAGCAGCAACTGTACCAGTTGAGAATGGATTTGAAGCCATTCCGTAACGAGTTTTGAAGCCGATTTTAGGTTGGAATGTATTTTCACCAACAGCACGAACCATTTGTAATGGAACATACGGGCAATAGAACATACCAGCATCATAAGGTGATGTACCTTTATAACCAGCAACGTAGTACTGAGAAGCAGAAACATTAGCAGCATATGGATCAACATACACTTTATATCTACCGTTCATAACACCAGCAAAAGTTGTTGTAGTGTCATCTACATTTAGGTTGTTTGATAACGCAGGAGTATAATCAAGAACACCAGCCATTTGTAATGCAGATGCAACATCAGCAGAACATAAGATTATGTTACCTTTACCTCTACGAGTTTGTTGACCAATAGCGTTTGAGTCTCTTTCTAGTTGAAACATTAATCCTTTAAATTTTTCAACAGACCAACGACCATTTGAGTCAGTATCTAAATCGAAGATACCAGCAGTTGTTGTATTAACAGTCGCACCTTTAACAGCAGACACATAGATGTTTCTTACAACTTCTCTATTTATTTCTGCAAGTATTTCAGCAGATAAGATATTTGCAAGTTCAGTTTCAGCGTCTAGACCATGAATTGCTTTAAGGTCTTGAGCAAGTTCCATTGTGTACTCAGCTTTCATTGCACGAGTTACAGCAGTAACAGTATGTTTTTCAATACTGAATGCCATTTCAGCAAATGCGTTAGTTCCACTATCTCCTAATGCTTCACCTTGAACTGTAGTTTGACCAGTTGCAGAAGTGTAAGTACCGACAGGAGAGTCATTTAATACAGCAGGATTAGTTTCTGTTGCACCAATGTCACCACCACCAATTGTACCAGCAGCATTTTGATTAGTTATATCTGGAATTGCTTCGTCTGCAAGAGCTTCAGCTCCATCAGCAGATGCAAATCTTGCTCTCATTGCAAAGATAAGACCTGTTGGGCCAGTCATAGGTTGTACACCACAGATGTCATATGCAATTAAGTTAGGCATAGAACGTCTTACTAATGAGATTAAAATTGGATCCCAAGTATCTATAGATGCATTGCCACCAGAGAAGTTAGTTGGTGCTGTTTCTGTTAGGAAGTTTTTGTCTTCGTTTAAAGCTTTTTCTTGATTTTCAAGAATAACTGTAGTAACGGCACGCCTGTAAGAATCCGATATCTTTGGTAATTCTGGATGCTCTAGGACTGGCTGCCACTTTTCTTGTAGATGTTCTGTTTGAAACATTTGTTTCTCCTTAATATTTTCTACTATTATTTATAAAATTAATCATTTTTGCACTATTGACCTTTAACGCCTCTACCTATAGCAGACATATATGCCGTCATAGAGGAGCTTACATCAATGTCCTGTGCGTTGCCAGTTTCTACATTATCAACTGTTTCTGCCACAACTGTTTTTACTTTTGGGAAATAGTTTTCTTTTAAAGTTTCTAACTTTTCTTTGTAAGAATCTTCGTCTGAGAAATCTACGTCTTCAGTTAATGACTTAAACTTTTCAATTTCTGTTTCAGCTAAATCTGAACTCATATCAGATATAACTTGTTCCTTAACTAGACCAGCATTGTTAGTTCTTAATGAAACATTCTTTTCGATTGATTCACTTAACTTTGCTTCTAATTTAGAAATCTTTTCAGATTGTGCTTCCAATACGTCATACTTCTCGTTTGGAATATCAATGTAATGGTCTTCAAATAATTGTTTCAATCCAGAAATAAAGTCCTCAGCAATTTCACCTTTTAATCCACGTTCTATTGCTAATTCGTTATCCTTAGTCCATTCTTCGCAAACATAGTTAAGATAGTTGTCAACCTTTTCAGTTAACTCATCTCTAGTTGCGTTTATATTTTCATCTAAGTCTTTGCGATAATCATCTTCTAATCTAGATACTTCATCACGGACTTTAGATTTTACTGCAGCTTCAAATACTGTTGCAGCTTTACGTTTGAATTCTTCAGAAAGGTCACCCTCGCCGTTCATT